GGCTGCCACTTTTCTTGTAGATGTTCTGTTTGAAACATTTGGTTTCTCCTTATTATTTTCTACTATTTATAAAATTGTTCATTTTGCACGCCTATTTCTTAACAGACCTACCAATTGCAGACATATATGCCGCCATTGAATCAGTTGTGTCAACAGTCGATTGTGCGTTGCCAGTTTCTACATCATCTATGGTTGAAGAGACTGGTTCATCAGATGGTTTTACACTTGGGAAATAACTTTCCTTGAGTGTTCCCAACTTTTCACGATAAGATTCTTCGTCAGAATAATCTACATCTTCTACAAGTCCCTTAAACTTTTCAATTTCTGTTTCAGCCAAATCTGAACTTAGTTCAGATACGACCTGTTCCTTCACTAGAGTTGCGTTTGTATTCTTCAACTCAATGGACTTCTCCATCATTTCATTGATTTTGCCCTCTAGTTCTGAAATCTTTTCTGATTGTGCCTCAAGCACATCATACTTTTCATCTGGAACGTCAACGTAGTGATCTTCAAACAACTGTTTTAGACCAGAAATAAAGTCCTCAGCAATCTCACCCTTCAGGCCTCTTTCGATTGCCAACTCGTTTTCTTTCATCCATTCTTCAACAACATAGTTAAGGTATGTGTCAACCTTTTCAGTCAACTCATCCTTTGTTGCGTTCATATTTTCTTCCAGTTCATTTCTGTAATCTTCTTCCATACGTTCTACTTCTGAACGTACTTTAGACTTTACCGCAGCCTCAAATACAGTTGCAGCTTTTTTCTTGAACTCCTCAGAGAGATCACCCTCTCCATCAACTAAGGCATCAACGTGTTCAGAAACATCAATGGACTTCAGTCTAAGTTCCACTGCCTCTTTCTTTTCATCGTCTTCGTGAGCACCTTCGTGAGCACCCTCTTTATTTGCACCATACATTGCATTGACCATTTTGACCATATCGTCCTTTTTACCGTGTTTCGCCATTTTCAGCATCTTGTCCATTGTTGCGGTAAGTTGGGTTTTAGTCATTTTCTCTGGGTGCATATCTTCGTCTTTACCATGATCTTCAGAAAAAATAATTCTCATGTCTTCTGCCATGACTTTTTCTTCAACACCATGTTTGAATTGAACGTCATACCACTCAACATATCCGTTGTCATCTGGAATTGCGTGTGATCTAAGAATTGGTTTACCTTTACCCCACTGTGGATGTTCCACCATCGTAGCACAGTCGTGATCTTTTGAATGACACAGTTCTCTGATCTCGTCATCTGTATAACTGTCCATTGGATCATAACTTGCTGCAAGAGGTCTGTTTGGTGTTGGTGTGCCATCGGCTTTACCATGTGCCTTGTCCATCTTGTCAGCTTTTCCTTTTTTCGGAATTGTTGTATCTGACTTTACACCTTTGGATGCTGCAGCTCCACCATGTGGTGCAACTTTATCTGGTGTTGAGCCAGGGATTGCTTCCATGCCACCATCTTCTGGGTTTGTTTTTAACTTCTGCATTGGGTCAGTAGCAGTTGCATTGGGTTTTAGTTTCATCGCACCATGTTCAGCTTCTTCAAGCTCCTCTAGCACTTCCGATTCTAATTCCTCAATGGTTTTGTCTAGTTCATTAGCCATGGGGATTACTCCTTATAATGTTTTATTAACCTATTTATAAAATTAAAGTTTTTGAAGAAACTTTGCAAATGCCAAAGCATCCGCAGCCGCATTATTTGTTCTGTGGTTTTCTTCAATGGTTTCTTTTATTTCTGCAACATCTGCTTCTTTGATAAGTCCGTTGTTCCAGACCCACTCTTTACCTTCCATAATACCTTCTACGAAAGCATTTGGTGCAGATGGATCTGCGACAATATCAGCAGCAGTCGCAAGATAAAAGTCGTTTCTCACATAGTTAGCCCCATTCTTTTGGTCTAAACTTCCCATTCCTCTTGATGATACACCTAGTTTTGCACCATCATCCATAAGAGATTTTACAATTTCTCCCATTGGTGTTGACAATACCTTTGCCTCACCAATGAAATTCTTTCCATCTGGATAGAGATTTGTAATTAAGTGTGATGCTCTTTCCAGATTTACAGTCGGGCCGTCTGGGTGTCCTAGTTCACCAAATGCCCTTTTCTGACTGATGTAATCTTTACTATATCTTTTTACTTCTTTCTGAAGAATTTCCATAGGATATATTCTACCATTCCGATTTTTGATATCGGCTTGCATAAAAATACCTTTTATTTTATAGTTCTTATTACCCTTCTCATCTTGTTCTATGAGATAATCGGTATCTTGTTCAATATGTTCTGATATTAATTTTAATGTGTATCCCATGATCGTTCCTAAACAAAATTAACGTGTGCGACTTCTTCAACACGAACAACTGCATCACTACCAGATGTTTCGTTTATCGCAGATAAGGTGAAGTTTGACTCTGCTCTATTGTAAAACAACACAGTCTTACCTGTTGAGTCTACCCCACTTTCTAATGTAATGGTATCTCCAGCATTTGAACTGGAACTATCTGTTCCATTCAATAATACTTCGCCAGGCCCCATAGTTGGTTTTGTATCTGGAGTTAAAAGAGTAGAAGTGTTTGCCTTTAGTGTGAAACCATTTGTCGCAGTTGCAGCAGTCCCTGCTTCCGTTATTTTAACAGAGACATCATTTCCACCAACCTCTGTAACTCTTACAGCACTATTCGGACTGAGCACACCAAGATCTAGAGAATGAGCTGCGTCATCTCCAAGTGTATTAATTATTCCGATATGTCTTACTAATCTAAATGCCATCATCTACTCCTAAATTGCTAACATCTCTTTTTCAAAGTATCCCATAAGTTGTCTCTCTGGCACCTTATATTTTTTAGATACTTGTTTTATTGTTTTTTCAAAAGTATTTAGGAAATCTGAAGGTTTAGTGTCCATTTTATTAAAAATATCGTCCACAGCATCTTTCATCTTAGGAGATAGTTTTTTGTACTCCTTAGATTTTTTATGCTCATCTTTCTCTGGTAGAGATGTATAGAACGAATTAAACTGTTTCATCTTCCTCTACTTCTGGTATGTGGTTGCTTACTAACGAACCAGCAACCTCTCTTCTTTTGTTTTCCAAAGCATCACCAACTTTTGACGACATTGCCATTTTAAATGCATCTTCAGCATCTAGGTTTTTTCCATTCTGTAACGCATCTACAAATTCTTTCGCACTCATTGTTGTTCTCCATTTTTAGGTTGTTCTGGTGGGACTTCACCTTTATACTTTGCCACATCATCTGGGTCAAGTGGAGCACCATCAGCAGATGGGTATCTGGTGATACCATCAGTTCCATCTGGAACATCAATTCCACCCTCGTCTGGGTCAAGTCCAGCCTCTCTGTTTATTTCATCTTGCATCATATCAATCTCTGAATCGGTAAGGTTAAGAACATTTTTCTGAACCCATCTCTTACTATAGAAAGTCCCAATGTAACTTTCAATGCTGCCCAACGCATTGATTCTGTCCTCAAGTAATTCTGCTTTCTTGAGTTCTGCAAAATGTCCGTCTTGTAAGAAGTTGTACTGAATATGCTGATGCATACCTTTCCAATCTTCTAAAGTAATTACACCTTTTAGTATAAGTTGTGTTTTTAGAATGTCTGTAAATAAAGGTGTAAACTTCTTTCTTAATCTCTGGACAAACTTTGTAAATTTAAGTTCATCTCGTGTAATCTCTGTTGAACGACCAAGACTAAAACCAGCCTCTGCCTCTAGTCTTGAGATTGGCACGTTCAAAGAACGATATAGTTTTTTCTTAAAGTATTCGATATCATCAATCTCTCCAAGATTTGAACCGCCAGGCAAAGTTGTAATCTCTGTTCCTCGTCCACCCTCTCGTCTAGGCAACCAGAAATCTTCTAACATCGACATATGATTTCTGTCATCTCGTATCTCACCACTTGATGCATCATATACCAACTTGTTACGATAACGATTCATCACATCTTTGAGGTATTGCTCTGCTTTTATCTTTGGCAGATTACCAACATCAATATAGAAGATACGTCTTTCTGGAGCTCTTGATATGCGATAGATAACAAGACTATCCTCAATCATTCGCAACTGATTTACTGGTTTGATTGCCTTGTGTAAGTAAGATAATACATGACCTCTGTTCTGGTCAATCAATCCACTAGGACAGTATGCGATTGAGTCTGGAGAGATCTTGATACCTTCAGTAGTTCCAGTTTTAAGACCATTATGATTATAAAGAAAATACTCATCTACTTTTTGTACAAGTTCTATGCTTGTTCCTTTTTTAAGATTTTTCTTTACTTCCTTGACTTTACGAATCCTTTTAGGTTCGATATATCTTAGTTCTTGAATACCTTTTTTTGGATTTTTTTGGTCAATGACTTTATGATAGAATATTCTACCATCCACATACCATCTACGAAAGATATCATGCCCTTTTTGTTCAAAGTTTAGTAATCGTAAAACAGTGTCAAACTCCTCTACGATTCTATCTTTAATTCTTTTAGGCATCATCAATCGTTCCAGTTCAATAGAAACAGCTTGATCTTTTTCGTTTGCGACTATACCTTCATTAATAATATCTTCAATTGCACTATCGCACTCTGGTTGTTGTGCGATATCACGATATCTACGAATTAAGTCTTGCTCAGTTCTTTCACGACCATCTTGATCTAACAGTTGTCCGTAAAAACCACCAGCAACTGCTTCCAAAGTTCCATCTTCTGAACTAGGTTCAGTGAACTTTTCTTTGGATC